AATGGAAATAGAACTTATAAAAACACTTTTAAACCATGAGGCTTACCAATCAACACAGGCAAAACTTAGACAATCAATATTCTCAGAAGATGGGGCAGACCTTTACGTCCTGCTTAAAGACGCACATGAGAAGTATGATGCTGATCTAAAACCCGAAGACCTATATTCGATTTGGTTAGCCAAGAACCCCGTAGCCACTACGTCAGAGATCAATGAGTTTAGGGACAACATCGATGATCTGAAACGTGCTGAAGCTATCACCCCTGAAGTAGCAGGCGACGTTATAGAAAGCCTGTGGCGGCGTGAGATAGGCAGAGACATTGCCAACATTGGTATCAATATGTCTGAGGGTGATACGTCAGCCCTGCTAAAGCTACAGTCCCTGATTGAAAAGATATCTGGTAGCTATATGCCAGATGAATTTGGTGAACCCACCACTGATAACATCTATGAACTGTTAGCTGAAACCTCTGATGATAATCGTTGGAAGTTTAATATCGAAACACTAGCCCGTCATGTATATGGCATCGGCCCTGCAGAGTTTGGGATTGTGTTTGCTAGACCTGAAACAGGCAAGTCAGCATTCCTGATTAGTATCCTTGCAGGCCCTGGGGGCTTTTGTCAGCAAGGGGCTAAAGTCCTGTATCTTGGTAATGAAGAACGTACCACACGTACAAAGCTTCGTGCGATCCAAGCCTGCAGTGGCATGACCCGTGAAGAGATTACAAACAATCCTGACTTAGCTATGTCAAAGTATCAGGCTATCAAGGATCGTTTGATAATGAAGGATGTTCAAGAATGGGATTTGGATACAATTAATGCATATTGCGAAAAGATCAAACCAGACGCTGTGTTTATTGACCAAGCGGATAAGGTAACAATCTCTGGGCAGTACAACTCTAGCCATGAACGTCTGCGTGAATTGTATCGTAGCCTGCGTGAACTGGCAAAACGGCACGACTGTGCTTTGATTGGTGTAAGCCAAGCCTCTGCAGAAGCAGAAGGTAAAACCCGTGTGGACTTCAGTATGCTTGAAGGTTCAAAGACGGGTAAGGCAGCGGAAGCTGATTTGATTATTGGCATCGGCAAGGCTTCTTCAGGCGACGACAATGAGCCTGATAACCGCCGTTTCATCAACGTATCAAAGAACAAACTCTCTGGGTTCCACGGCTATGTAATTGCCATGATCGAACCTGAAGTTAGCCGTTACACGGAGTAATCATGAAAATACTTGTACTAGACTTGGAAACAACCGTTCAGCGTTTCGACGGTAAGACCGACAACAGCCCTTTTAACCCTGATAACAAATGCGTATCTGCCCACTTTGGTATGCTTGGTTGGGATACGGTGGACGAAGTGTTTTCGCTTGTGTTTCACCACAATGAGAAACCAGACCCTGATAGCCGTAGCCTGTTAGAAGAAATGTTAAAACAAGCAGACGTGCTTGTAGCCCACAATGCTAAGTTTGATGTCATGTGGCTGCTAGAGATGGGTTTCCGTATACCAGATCGTATATACTGCACCATGATAGGTGAATATATTCTGGCAAAGGGGCAGCGTGAAGAACTAAGCCTAAAGGCCACTGCAGAACGCCGTGACGTTACCCGTAAGAAATCAGACCTAGTAGACGAACTGTTTAAATCAGGCACAGGCTTTGAGGCCATGCCGCTTGATACTGTTCTGGAATACGCAGAGGCAGATGTACGTTCCTGTGCTGAGATTTATTTACGGCAGCAAGACGACTTTGCGGCAGAAAGCAATCAGTCCCTGACAAGTATCGCTGAACTGATGAACGAAATGCTGATGTTCTTAGTTGAGATTGAACGCAATGGTATCAAAGTAGACCTAGATGTTTTGCGGGGCATTAAAGTTGAATACGAAGCAGAACACAAAGAACTAACAAAACGTCTGGATGAAATCGTTGAAGAGGTTATGGGCGACACCCCTATCAACCTTAACAGCGGTGCAGACATGACCAAGGTGGTCTACAGCCGTGAGGTTATTGACCGTGCTGCGCATCAACAAGTTTGGAATATTGGGTTAGGTTCTAATAATAAGCCCCTGCCCCCACCCCGTATGAATGATGCACAGTTCAATCGTGCTGTACGTTCTACAACTAGACTAATACAGCGCACCCAAGCCCGTTGCTGTGATGTCTGTGATGGACGTGGTAAGGTGCAACTAATCAAAAAGAATGGTGAACCTTATAAGAACCTTACCAAGTGTAAGAACTGTGCGGGTGTAGGTGCGTTCTATGATCCTACAGGTGTTACTGCAGGACTAAAGCTGAACCCTAAGACATCAAGCTATGCATCAATCAATGGCTTTAAGACTGATAAGCACACGATCAAGGATTTGATCCGACAGGCAGAAAGTAAGGATAATCTTACCGCCGTAGAATTCCTGCAAAAGATGTCACGCCTAAATGCGATTAGCACATATCTGGATTCATTCATTCAGGGCATTGAAACATGGACACGGGCAGACGGTTTGCTGCACACGAACATGAACCAATGCATCACTGCTACAGGCCGTTTGTCTTCATCAAACCCAAACTTCCAAAACCAACCCAAGCGTGGATTTCCTGTTAGAAAAGCGGTTGTAAGTCGGTTTGAAGATGGTCTTGTGATCGAAGCTGACTTTAGTGGCCTAGAATTCAGGGTTGCAGGTGAACTATCCCGTGACCCACAGATCATCGAAGATATTCTGACAGGTAAGGATATCCATAAGCAGACTGCAGCTATTATCAATCAGACAGATGCGTCTAACATTGATAAGGATCAGAGACAGGCGGCAAAGGCCTATACATTCGCACCGTTGTACGGTGGTATGGGTGCAGGTGAGCCTGATCATATCCGTAACTACTTCAGCCAGTTCTTTGCGATCTATGAGGGTCTAGCAGCCTATCAGAAACGCTTAATGGATGGTGTAGTACGCAATGGGATCGTGCAGACCCCTAGTGGGCGGCAATACTTCTGGCCTAATGCAAAACGCACCAGAAATGGACGTATTACCAATGCTACGCAGGTGGTGAACTATCCTGTACAGGGATTTGCCACAGGTGACCTTGTCCCATTAGCCTGTATCCGTGCGCTGCACAAATTTAAGGAACTAAACCTTGTATCTAAGCTAGTCCTGACCGTCCACGACAGTATCGTGGTGGATTGCCATAAGGATGAACTGGAACAGGTCAAGGAAGCCCTGACATGGGCTATGACGGGTGTTCCTGAAGAGGCAGAGAAGCGTTGGAACTACACGTTTTCTTTACCATTAGCTATCGAAATATCTGGCGGCAAAAACTGGCTTGATCAAGTAGAATTTGATTGACTTAAAGCCCCTAGTTATGACATACTATAAGTCCAACTAAGAAAGGGTCACAAGATGAATGATCTAACAACAATTGATGGTAGCGAGTTAGCAGAACTAGCAGATATCCTTGGAACTGAAACAGCATCTGGTGGTGGAGACACACTTGTACGTGTGCCAAAGCTTGATCACCAACATGCGGCAGATGATGACGACGGGAACCCTATGCCCCGTGGTGAATTTAGACTGCACATGCCAGATCAAATCGTTTATGCCAAAACGGTTAAGTTCCGTCCTTTAGCTTCTCATATTCAATATTTCCTGTGGGAAAATGATAAGCTTGTTAAGTCCCGTGCATTGAAAAACATGCGTGAGGAAGCCCGTGATACATCAGGCGGTATTGCCTGTGGTATGCCAGAGTGGGAAGTTCGTGCAGAAAACGAAGACCTACGCCAGAAGTACAAAGACTGTCAGCGGCGTGTCGTGCGTGGTCTTGTGTCTATGATCGGGCATAATCTGGAAGGTGACGAAGTCATTATTGAAAACCAACCTACCATTTATTTTGGTAAGGGCCGCACAAACTACGGTGGTTTCTTTAATGAATATATTAAGCAGTTGCCGAAAGGTGCAAACATCTTTGACTATGAAGCGAAGATGTCCACTGAACGTATGAAGGTAGGTGCCACGGTGTTCTTTAAGATACACTGGGAACCGCTTCTAAAAGATAAACTGCCTATGACGAAGGATGTCTTTGAAACGATGAAGGTCTTTGCAGACACTATTCGTGCCGAAAATAAGTATGTCGATGATCAATACTTTAAGGCGGTAAAAGAAGACAGTCTGGATACGTCAGCTATGGCGGCAATCGAAGACAGTTTGGACGCAGACTTCGTAGACGCTTAATGGGACTTCAGGAACAAATCCACACGGTCTTAGACCACTTGTCCAACAATGAAAGCGATAAGCTTACCATTGATGACAGTTGGATCGAAGAGGCAGGAGAGGCTTTCAAGGAAGCCCTTCGACGCCAGTTCACACGGCAGGATGAAGACTTTCGCCTGCGTATGTCGAACATTGGTAGACCTCTTTGCCAACTACAGATGGGCAAGAGTGGTGCCACTACTGATCGCAAACCTTACAACTTCATTATGCGAATGCTTCATGGTGACGCAATTGAGTGTATCATGGATGTTGTGCTGCGTATTGCAGGGGCAAACATTACTGGCGGTAAATCAAAGGTAGAGTTTGACCTGAACGGGCATAAGATCAAGGGCGAAGACGACGTTGAGATTGATGGCAAAGTCTATGATATCAAGTCGGCTTCCCCTGCAGCATTTGATCGTAAATGGAAGTATGGCATCGACGCTTTGAAGAAAGACGATGGCTTCGGTTATATTGGTCAGCTAGTGGGATATTCTGAAGGGCAAGGTAAGCCTGCAGGCGGTTGGATTGTTGTCTGTAAAAGTTCAGGTGAAGTTGCTGTAGTAGATGCAGAACTTTCCAAAGCAGAAATCAAACGTATCAAGGGCGACCTTGCTATGAAGGCTACTGCAGTGAACGAAGACTGGTCCTTTGAACGGTGCTTTGAACCAGAAGATGATTTCTTTAACAAGAAATATACAGGTTCTAAGAAACTGCCGTTTAGCTGTAATTACTGCGATTACCGCCCGTCCTGTTGGCCTAATGCACAACACTTACCACAACCAAAATCCAAGGCCAAAGAGCCACGGAAACATTGGTATGTGCAGTATGAAGGAAAGGAACTGTAGGTGGCTATCAAACCTTCGTCTGCAAAGGCAAAGGGGCGTAAGCACCAACAGTGGGTAAGAGATAAAATACTAGCATTGTTTCCTAGTTTGGAAGCAGACGATGTTCGATCAACGAGCATGGGCGCAGGGGGAGAAGACGTACAGTTGTCCCCTGCGGCTAGGAAACTCTTTCCCTACTCTGTCGAGTGCAAAGCCCTGAAGGCTATCGGTGTATACAAGTTCATTGATCAGGCTGAAGCTAACTGTCCTGAGAATGCCACCCCGATAGCCATTATCAAAGCAGATCGCCAAAAGCCGTTGGCGGTTGTTGATGCAAATCACTTTTTTGAACTGCTTGGAAAACTAAAATGAAATACTCTGATCTACCACTAAACTCTATGGGCATTGTCATTCACCTTGAGGAAGAAGGTGGCTTCGGTGTCACAGTCATGCACAACATATCAGAAGATTGGTCTGAGGAAGAAGCAGAGCCGTATTTAGACATACTGAACGGCCTAAATATGGTTCTTACCAACGGCTATGACATGCTTGGTATGTACGGTGCGCTAGGACGTGTCGTTAAGGATTACATTGAGAATGATGGTCCTGAGATTGAGTTTGAGCCTGATGAAGAACTGCTACAGGCAATTGAAGACCGTAAGGTAGTCCCCTTCAACAAAAAGAAGCTGAACTGATGCATAGTCGTAACCGTTTAAATGCGGATGCCTATGTCACGCCTGACATGGTGGATAAGCCGCCTCATTACAACAACAGCACCATCGAATGCATCGATGCAATGACCGCAATGGCAGAGGGCTGCGATATCCCTAGCCATGAGGCTTACTGTTGGCAGAACTGTTTCAAGTACCTTTGGCGTTGGCCCTACAAGAACGGCCTAGAAGACCTGAAGAAGGCACGTTGGTACTTGGATCGCTTAATCCAAAAAGTAGAGGAAAACCCAGATGATTACTCATGACGACATTGTGGGCTTTGAATACTTTGATGAAGGTAATGAAAGCCTACGTGACCCTAACACGTATCTAAACTGTACACCTCTGACGATGGTGAAGCATTTCGCAAATGTTTACGGACAAACCCTTAACCATCCCTGGATGAAAGATACAGACAAAGACCTTCTACGTCTTGTTCTGGTCAAAGAGGAATACGCAGAAGTCCTGTCAGCCGTAGAGGCCGAAGACCTACTGAAAGAATTAGCCGACCTTGTTTACGTGACCTACGGGTATGCCGCCACATTCGGTTGGAATTTGGACGAAGCAGTCCGAAGAGTTCATGCGTCCAACATGTCTAAATTGGATGACGACGGTAAGCCCATCTACCGTGAAGATGGCAAGGTACTAAAGGGGCCACACTACGAAGCCCCTGATTTAACAGACTTAGTTTGAGGGAAGAAATGAACAACTATTTACCAACCGATTATCAGGCATTTATTCACACGTCACGGTATGCCCGTTGGCTAGAAGACGAACAGCGTCGTGAAACATGGGCTGAAACCGTTAACCGCTACATGGACAACATTATTGAACCTATTATTGATAGTGGTGAAAACGAAGAAAACCTGAACGTAGCGAATGAGATTGAACAGGCTATTCTAAACCTAGAAGTAATGCCTTCTATGCGTTCAATGATGACTGCAGGCCCTGCAGCCGCCCGTGATAATACCTGTATGTATAACTGTAGCTATTTAGCTATCGATGATCCGAAAGCGTTTGATGAAGCTATGTTCATCCTGCTTTGTGGCACAGGTGTTGGTTTTAGTTGTGAACGTCAGTATATTAAACATCTTCCAGAAATCCCTGAACAGTTATTTGATAGCGAAACAACAATCGTTGTGCGTGATAGCAAAGAAGGTTGGGCAAAGGCATACCGCCTACTAATCTCAATGCTGTAT